CCAACCTGCACACCTGATCTTGAATATCGGTGACGACTGTCTTATCATCTATATCATACACCTGTCCGCAGAACGATGCAGTTTCAAGCCTGTCAGTTACTCCAATCTTTATGGTCATTCCGAGTGTTTCAAAATCCTCCTTCGTAGGGGTAGGACCTTGATTTAAGAAGATGCCATCATCGCCTTCAACAAAACCCTTAATTTTGTCGAGAGGGCAGCCAGCTTCATATGACGTAAATAAGTACAACATTAAATTTGTGAAGCCGTTAGATGTAGAAGTATCCATTTCACCTGACATTCTGCATGCTTTCAGCATAGCAGAAAAGGTCTTGAATATTAAATGATTAGTGCCGGTTTTTGTTAGCGCCATGAGCTCCGCCACCGATCTCGCATCGGGCAAAAGCTTTGTCATGTACTTAAAAAGTTCATTTTCACAGGCGTCCATTAGTTCGGAATGAAAATGAGCCTCGAAGCTGGTATAATCGGTGAAGACATACTTTGCTCCCGGTTGGAAGAGGGTTTCGTAGATTACCTTGGGCCTGTCTACGACGGGGACCTTCTTTATAAACCAGTGAAGCTTAAATAGTTGGTTTGACACAGATTGGACTAAAGGTCCAAACAAACACTTTGCATGATCTGTCCTAGAATATATTCCCCTAGGGAACTTATACTCAGGATAAGTTTCATCTTTCACAAAGCATTTTACAGTTTGAAGCTGTTTCTGCGTAACCTTGCCTCCACAATCGTACCATACCTTCCGAAGCTCTTCTTTCCGTCCTTCTGAATAGGGCGTTTGAGCTATCCACTCCTCAAACGTCAGCATTTGGTCTGCTGTAAGAGGTTTCATGTTGTGGCGTAGCCAGAGAGCGACGAATCGTTTGAAACGTCGCAAAATTTGTCTATTAAATTTTGGTGTTTGTGTAGCGACACGCTTGCACACACCCGAAAGGGTGCCAAGCAAATGCCCCGGGTCAGGGCGGGGCGGGGTTGCTCCGTTATAGAACATTGGTAACCGAGATGATATGGGCCTGTAACTCTGCAGATGTGTACGCACAGAAGTTACTTTGAACGTTTTCTTGACCTTAACATCCTTGCCATCGACACCCAGAAGTCGCATCTTCGTGAGTGCCTGGGTTACTCTGTAACCAAAAAGGAGCCGCCCCGACTCGGAGCATTTTAAAAATCCTGAATGGGCATGCGAGCGTTGTTAGTCAACAACCCGCACACAACATTCATTGTGTCTTTGGGTACATTAGCCTCGTACCCGAGGAGTGTATTTAAATGTACTGAAGTGTTCGGATCTTCAGCATAAAACCGAATTAAACGGTTCACTTGCTCTTGAACATTGCGTTTCGGGGTCAACAAAACACGCCTAGAGTAGAGCTCCAAGATCTGGTAGACAGACACAAAAACAGGCTTAAATCGAAAAAGATCAGCCTCATCACCACCACATGGTTCAACTTGGAACCGAGCAAAATAACGTGTTAATGTTTCGGTGGTGTATGTGTTAAATTCAAAAAGTCTGCCAAACCAATTTGATCTAGCAAAATGGATCTCATGTTTGGGCGCATCAATATAATAATATCTGTGAGTACCTCCACGATAGCTCACCCGAAGAAGTGGTTGGAAAACTCCTAT